CTTTGATTCCGAGTTCCCCCAAAGTCGATTTTGGTCGCGTGCATGGAGCTATCGGCACTGTTCTGAATAAGGACGGAGTCGAGATTGCACAGTGCGTCGCCTGTTGGCTTGGCATTCTCGTGAACAAGCATTCTTATGAAAAGGCTGAGTCGTTCAAATTTGGTGACAAGGTTCACGCCAAGACGGCAATTGCTTATGAGAAGGTTAGCAGCAATGCTGACTTTGTTGTTTGCAAGTCGTATGATGGCGCTCCTAAGCATCTCTCCAAGAAACATTTTCAGATCCCTGAACAAGATCAGAATGTTACCCTGGTTTGCATGGGTCGTAAACATGCTAGTGGTCAGGTTCTTTGTTCTTCGGAACAAGGTCAATTTGGCACTCAGCTGCGTACCTCGTGCTCTTCAGAGGAAGGAGACTGTGGTGGGCCCTATGTCAATACCAATGGATGTGTTGTGGGCATCCACTTTTCGGAGGGAGATAAGAAGAAGTCGAACTTGGGCATACCTGTGACCGAGTCCTTCTTGGCGCTCGTACCAAAAAACTAGTCGAGCACATCGGAGCGCGGTATTTCGCGCTACCGGTGTGCAGACCGTCGAGCCACGTTGTGCCGCTCGAGGTTTTAGGTTACGTGCCCTATCGCCCCGTCGGGAAGAGTCATTACCAACCAATGCCTATGATTGATGTTGGTGAGGCTGTAAGCAACGATTTGTATTTGCCGAGTGCAATGACTGTGAAAGCATTGTCTAAGTCGGTGACGAAGGCCCTAGATCCGCTTCGCTCGTATGAACCGGAGAAGTACGATAAGATTTTCGTTTACCTCCGTAGTAGACTTGCGAGTATGTGGTGGGGTGAAAACGTGACACCGTATGACGAAGCTGTTGCATTGTTGAACTTTGAGAAATCTGCCGGCTATCCTTACTACTATGATTCAACTGATAAGGCGGAAGCCCTTCAGAAACATGGTGATGAGATTCAGTCGGAGGTGAGTGCTGTCGTTACGGGTGAGGAGAGGTGGATGCCTTTCTCACTTACTTTGAAAGATGAGTTGCGAACTCGAGAGCGTGTTGCTGAAGAGAAAACTCGAGGGTTTTCTGCCAGTGGCATTGTTCATTTGCTCGCCTCGAAAATGATGTTTAGTAAGCAGAATGATAAGTTAGTAAGCAACTTTGGAAAACACCCGGTGACGCTTGGTGTCTCTGTTCCTGGTCCTCAGTTTGTGCGGGCAGTGTTGTCTTTGGGCAACCAACGAAACTGCTATGACGCTGATGGTGATGGATGTGATCAGAGATTTAATCTAGGTATTGCTCGAGTTATCCGTGAGTTGCGGAAAGCTTTTCTGTCGAAAAACTATCATGCATGTGTGGATTTATTGTACGATGCTGTTTATGCGGGAGACGTAATTGCACTTGGTGTTGTGTACCGATTGTTGCATAATAAGTCTGGCTGGGAAAACACGTCACATGATAATTCGCTTTACATGTGGGGCGTTCTATTTGAAGCTGTAGAGTCGCTTTCTCAACGTGAGTTTGAAGATGTGTGTGAGCTGTTAGTTAATGGTGATGATTTGGCTTTGTCCTTGAATACTGAGAACCTAAGCATCAAAGATTTGGCGGAATACCTTGTGGGGTATGGAGTACGTATTTCTTATGATGTTGTGGCGCCTCGTTTTTCAACTGACATTACCTTTTTAAGCCATAACTTGAAGCCGCGATTTGTACCAGGATTTGGTGACATTCTTGTTGCTGCTGGGAATATCGAAAAGCTTCGCAGTTCGCTGCATTGGGTAAGGCTCTCGAAGAGTCTCACTTTCGAAGAAAGTTGCTTAGCTCATTTGCTTGGTATTCGAATATGCTTGTGGCCATGGCGCATTGACTTCTTGGATGTGGAAGAAACCATTGACAATTTCTTGTCGAGGGTGTATCTCACTGAAAACATGTCTTTGCTGTTACGTGGTCGCTTGTCTGAGGTGGAAATCCTCAACTTGCATTTGCGACTGGAGGGTCGGGTTTTCGAGGAAATCTCGGCTTTTTTACCGTCTCTCGCACACGCTGATGAATATGGGGTTGAACAGGTAACAACGTGCCTCATAAAAGATTTGTGTGTGAAAAAGTTACAATGCAAAAACAGCAGTCGAAACCTTCGAAGGCTCAGCGCGCAGCGCAGAGCCAACGTGATAAAGCTTTAGCCAAGCAACAGCTTTCGGGGCAACCTGTGAAGATCATCCAGAAGCCCCCTAAGCAAGGACGGGCCCGAGGGCCACGTTCGCCTTTTGGTTTTGGAGGAAATCAAAACCAAGTTGCTGCTGCGGCAGCTTATTCTACTGGTCAGTCTAGCCAAGCACCACAGATTTCGGCGACGAGAGATCAATGCCGGATTGTTCATCGTGAGTTGATTGCTAGCATCGTTGGTTCGTCAAGCTTTGTTGTGCCTTTCACTTTTCCGATCAATCCTGGCCTCTCCAGCTCATTTCCATGGTTGGCGACCCAGGCGCAAGCTTGGGAGACTTACCGGTTCAATCGGCTGCGCTTCTGTGCGTACACGCGAACCGGTACTGGAACTCCTGGTTCTCAAATGCTTGTCCCAGATTATGATGCAGAAGATTCTCCTCCAACGAGTGAGCAAATTGCGTCGTCGTATGAAGACAACAAAGAGGACGCCCCTTGGAAAGATCTTTGCTGTGAGCTTCGGCCTGCAGCGATGTTCTCCATGGGACCAAAGAAGTTCATCAGAACTGGCGCGGTGCCGGCCAATACGGACGTGAAAACGTACGATGCGGGTCAGCTTTTTGTGTGCACAACAGATGGCACTGCCGTCAATTGGTCGAAGTTGTGGGTGGAATATGATGTTACTCTGTACACACCACAGCTCCCATCTGGCGGCTCTGCGCTGAGCGCGATTCATATCACTTCTACTGCTCCGACGTCGGCTGCGATCGTTGCCGGTGGCTTTCCAGCTGCTGGTTCCGGGTCGTTTGCGACTGTGTCGGGGGAGGTTGTGACTTTCAATTTCGCTGGTAGGTATTTGGTGGTTTATCAAGCTGCAGGTACTACAATCACGTCAACTAGTGTCCCAGCACTTTCTGTTGGATCGTCATTCCTTGCAAACCAG